TCATTAAATAAACTACGCAAGAAAAAAGAAGAGGCAGGAGGGCAAAGGTAATCTTTTCAATAAGTTGCCCTTTACTCTCCATAGCTTGTATTTTTTCATCACTCATAGTCCAAGCACTTTCTTAACAAACTCAGCGGCAACGCCGGGGCCAAGCAACACCGCCAAGATGACGACATAGAGCAGTCGCTCAATCTTGGTCATCCTCTTGGAGCCATCATCAAAGCGCCCTTGGATATTCTCGTATCGTTGGGCGCAAATCGCTTCGTGGACACTCAATCTCTTGTCTGTCTCAGAGGCAAGTTCGTGAACGTCCGCCATGTCATTCGTCTTTCGGCTCTTCTGGCGCTGGTGGCTTCGCGGCTTCTTGGATGGCTTGAATCAGGCCATACACCTCTTGGTAGGGGCGGGTTCCAAGGTAACCAAGAACTTGGTTCACAACTTCAATGTCAAGGTGCAGTTTCATGTTTTTCCTTATTTGGCGGCATCGCGCAGTGGGGTTAAATCTTCAGTTGTCCAAAAGTCTTTGGCAAGCATGATGTTCAGATGCTCTTTGTTGCGGCTCAAGCAATCTGTCCAATCGGTTTCGCTCATGTACTCAGGCTTGCTTCCATTGATGAGGTTTACGCTGTCCATAGCGGCTTTGTAGTGTTGAGCAATTTGCTCTGGTGTTTGGTTTTCCATAATTTACTCCCAAGTTAAGATAATCATATCGCCTACAATGTCGCTGTAGTTTTGTGGCTCGGCGCGGGTTTTTGCATCCACTTCAGCGTAGACTTCATTGTACTTAGCCCAAAACTGATCTCGTAATAAATTTACGCGCTCTGCTTCAGCTTTGTACTGGGTGTTAGTACTGCTTAAATAAGACACCGCGCTGACTACATCAAAGTAGCCACGCTCACGAGCAAACCCGTCTAAAACTGAACGAGCAGTCATGCTTACATTACGGCGTAGGTGGGCTTTTTGCTCTACCTCTTGCTTGGCAACTGCTTGCTGTTCTTCTAGAGGGGTGTTAAATAACGACTCGACCAACCACTTGACTTGCCAACCACCATTAGCTTGCTCTGCGCCGTTTTGTCGAACTTTTTGAAATATAGGATTGAACTCAGGCAACGGAACAGTGACCACTGGGTCTGCGCCATTAAAATTCAACACCTCTGGAGTAAGCACCGCAGGTAGTGGCGTTCCAATAAACACCCGATAACCCGCCTCGTCAAAAAGACGTTCTGTTCTACGATCACGAATAAAGTTCATAAATTTCCCCTAACTAGAAAGATAACCAACAGACGTTGGTTTATAGCCACTAAATTTATAACTAATAACATAGTTGTTATTAGTTAACGATGCTGTTTGTCCTGATTTATAAACTGCACCAGCAAGGAAGAAACTGGTGTTTGCTGTGCCAAGACTATATTCAGTGTAAGTTATTCCGTTTGTGGATTTATATAAAGCATTTCCGTAGCCACTAGCGGAAGTTGCCACACCAACATACGCAGACCCATCAGCACAAAGCGTCATGCTTCCGTACCCAAGTTGTTGTACAAAATTACCATACCCGCCATTTGTATTGTATTGAGTAAAGTTTAAACCGCCGTCTGTAGACACCCAAATCTTAAACCCATAAGAAAAAGTAAGAAGTGTTACAACTGAGGTCGATGCGATTGAAACAGCGCCACCTTGTATGTCTGCATTTGCAGGCACGCCATTTACAGTGTTAGTTGTCCAACTAGAACCGTTCGATGATTTATGGTAATAAACAACCCCAGAACTATTTACCGAAAATAATGTTATATCTGTTCCTGTGACGCACCCGCCTCTTAACTGATAAGTCCCGCCAAAACTACCTGATGACCAACTTGCGCCGCTATTGGTTGTGTAGTGATAGTTATTTGAACTAGAACCAAAAACAACCATAACCCCGCTTGAGCCTCCTAACCCAACTATATAACCACCAACACTAAGATATGTACTCGACCACGATGTCCCGTTTGTTGATCTAAATGTAAGTCCACCGTTGGTGGTTACCACAATGGCAGAGTTAGAAGCGGCTATGGAATACAAATCTACGGCTCCGCCGCCTAATGATGTGCTTGTCCATGAAGCGCCATTGTTGCTTGAAAAATGAACCCCATTTTCAGCGTTTAAACCCCCGCTTGGGTTGGCATAACCACCATAAACAGCAAAATGACCGAGACTAGAGGATGTTAAAGTTAACCCAGCGTTAGTCCAATAATTTGAGTCATACGTATATTGTTGACCAGTTGTAGACTGCGCCCAAGTGCCAGAAGCCGCAGAAAAACTAGATGTGTAAGCAACGCTGGTGCCAGAAGTTACTATGTTTGAACCCGTTTTTACAAATGCACCGTACCCTTTAATTAAGTCAAACACCACCGAAGTTGCTGGTGTTGTGTTTGCAACCGCCCTATTTATCCTACTTGGGTTGTAAACATAATAGGGAGTTCCTCCACTATTTGTAAACATTTGAAAAGAGTCACCATAAGTTCCCCCTGTGTACTGATTCCATGAAGTACCTGAAGAAGAAGTGCTTACAAGAAATATTGCCAAGCCTGATGTTGTGTTCTGGGCTGTGGCGTAAAACAAATTAGACGTGGCATCCCATACAACATTTTGTACAAGCACATTAGCACCACCGGAAAGAACTAACCCTGTGCTTGTTTCAGTCCAACTAACACCATTGTCGCTAGAAGTAAGCACATAATAAGTTGTGTTTGTGCCGTTAAAATACGTGCCTAGTGTTAATATTATAGAGCCATTGTATGCAAATGATGTTGAATTGCCACCTTGAGCAAAAGTTAACCCATAATAAGAAGCAACACCGGGATAATACGCCACCATTGTCGGCAAAGTGCAATTGGCGAAAGTTCCAGAATACGATGTCTTATACTTTAAATTAGTTACATAGCCATTGCTAGCAGTAAGCCACACGTTGTTAATGTAAACAAGGTAGTACAGTTCATTTGATGTTGCAAAGTTTACAACTTCAGTCCAATTTGAAACAACTGTTAGGCTTGATGAAAACGGGCATCTAAATATCTTATTACCGCCCGAAGAAGACGTACTAACATAAATAACTAAATACCAAGCACTGGTATCTACATAAGCTTTTGATAAGCTATAGTTAATAGGGAATTTTACATTAGCCCATGTAGCACCGTTATCGGTGCTATAGGACATAAAATTGCCCGGCCCACCGCTTATGATGTAACCATTGCCAAACACGATGTTTTCAAGGTATGCTTGTTTCGCAACGGTCATCCCAAAGTCACTAATTGCAGTGTTGGATTTACCCCAGAAACTGGTAGGCATTGTGATTGCGCCAGAGGACACCCCTGCCAAGCCTCTAACCGCTGTATCGTTGAGCGAAATCACCCCGGTGGCTGATTGCCCAAGCTCCAACGCAATGGACTGGCCCACAGTGGAGCCAGCCAAACTAATAGGGCCAGATGCGTTTAGTGCCATTATTTAGCCTCCAAAGCCTCAACACGTTTAGTTAACTCGACCAATGCGGCGAATGCCAATGCACCAAGCTTCTCGTAGTCAACAGCCAATGAACCGTCTTCACGGGTACGCACTGCAATTGGGAACACCTTCTGTACATCTTGAGCGACTACACCGAAATCAGCTTTTTGTACAAAGTAGCCATCAGCACCGCCTTTGGATTCAATGTAATCATCTTTCCAATCAAACAACTTACCACCGATAGCGTTTACTGTAGCCAAAGCATCAGGGATGTCACGCACGTTCTCTTTGAACTTGATGTCAGAAGAGTAATAAGCGGTGATGTTGTTGGTAGCTCGAATCTCGCCAGTCGTACCAGACGCAGGAGTACCAACGCCAAGGGAGTTAAGGCCCGATGTTGTATCCCATGTGATGCTGATTCCGGGGATGCGTAGACTTGTGTTGGAAGAATTTCCCAACGTCATTTCATTGCTTACTGTGGCAGATGATGAATAGGCGTTGTAACCAATGATGATATTGTTGGAGCCTGTTGTAAGCGCAGTAGTTGCTTGCCCTGCTTGGTATCCCACCAATATGTTATTAGAGCCTGTTGTAACGCTAAATCCTGCGCCATTTCCTAAAACCGTATTGCTACCAGCAGTTGTGATTGACGATAGTGTTTGATCGCCAATAGCAGTGTTGTTAGCGCCAGTTGCCCCGCCTGTGTTTCCAAAAATCGCTTGATATCCAATACCAAGATTAGTGCCAGTGGTGACGTAATACCCTGCGCGATAACCAACGTATGTAGAGCCTGCCGCTGTACTTGAATAGCCAACAGAGTAACCAACACCTGTATTGCTTCCGTTTGTGGTGTTGCTTCTAAAGGCTAGTGAACCTACGACAACATTATTTTGCCCAGTATTGAGATATAGCGATTGATAACCAGCCGCTATATTGTCATAGCCTGTGGTATTTGCATTTAATGCTTGAAAACCTATGGCAATGTTGTAGCCACCTGTGGTATTGCTGGTTAAAGCATTGGAACCAACTGCTGTATTTTGCGGGCCAGTAGTGTTGGCGTTAAGTGCGTTATATCCGAACGCAGTATTATTTCCAGCAGTGGTAACGGTTTGCAAAGAGCCATATCCAACGGCAGTATTTTGGCTGGCAGTTGTGTTTGAATACAACGAAACTCTACCAATACCTATGTTATAACTTCCTGATGTGTTTTGCGATAATGCACCCCAACCCATTGCTACGTTGTAACTACCAGAAGTATTAACGGTAAGCGCTTGATAACCAACGCCAGTGTTCTGATTGCCTGATAGTGAGGCGCTGGATAGTACGCTATATCCAATACCTACGTTATAAGTAGTTGCGGCACCGCCTCCAGAGTTATACCCAAAGTAAACACTATCTGTGCTTGAAGCACCAGTGCTTCCATAAACAGTACCCAAAGCAGTTGGGGTAGCGGCAGATACAGTGCCTGATGCGGCAATGGTGATAGCGCCTGATGCGTTGGTGACGGTAATGCCTGTGCCAGCGGTGATGGTTGCCGCTACATAGTTTGTGCCATTGCCAATCGGAATCTGTCCGTTTGTCGGTGTAGTCGTTATTCCAGTTCCACCATTGCCTACAGGCAAAGTGCCAGAAACGTGCGTTGTCAAGCCAATCTTACCGTAGCTAGGGGCGACACCTACGCCGCCAGAGATCAAAGCATTACCTGTTGCAACATCCGCAAGTTTAGACAATGCCGAAGTGGTGGATGCATAGAGCAAGTCGCCAACTGCATAACTTGATTGCCCAGTGCCGCCGTTACCAGCAATCAGCGTACCCGCAACAGTCACTGCGCCAGTGGTGGCTGTGGACGGAGTTAAGCCAGTGCTACCAAACGTGATGGATGCCACGTTAGTTGTCGATGCGCTAGATGCCAGCAACTTAACCGTGCCTGCGCTGTTCTTAAAGTACAGCTTCTCATCAACTGTGTTAAGAGCTAACTCACCAGCAACCAAGTTGCCAGAAGTCGGGACTGCCGCCGCAGTCGTGCTGTAGTACAGCGATATTGGGGTGTAATTTGTTGCGGCCATTAGAAAGTACCTCCGAAGATGCCAGTTGTGGCGTTCAATGTTGTGAATGCGCCAGTAGATGTCGTCGTCGCGCCAATAGATGTTCCGTTAATTGTGCCACCAGTAATGGCGACTGCGCTTGCCGCCTGAGTGGACATTGTGCCCAAACCTGTGATTGCACTGTTTGGAATAGTTGTAGAGGCGGTAAACGCGCTTGTTCCATTGCCGTACAAGTAACCAGTCAGCGTGGTGGCACCAGAGCCGCCGTTTGCAACTGGCAGGGCCGTTCCAGACAACGTGACCGCCAAAGTTCCGCTGGTGGTAATGGGGGAGCCAGTCACAGACAAGAATGTGGGCACCGTCATTGCCACGCTGGTCACTGTACCGCCAGCCGCTGGTGTGGCCGAAATAGTGATGCCACCAGCCGTGTTGCTGATGCTGACGTTCGTGCCTGCGGTCAAAGTAGCCAGCGAGTAGCCAGTTCCGTTACCAATAGGCAATTGTCCGTTGGTTGGTGTGGCTGTAAGCCCAGTGCCGCCGTAAGCAACACCAATAGCTGTTCCGTTCCATGTTCCTGCGGTCAGCGTACCAACACCAGTGATACCCGTGTAAGAACCGCTCAAACGGGCCGCTGGGAGCGTTCCAGAGGTGATGTTGGCGGCATTGGTCGTGTCAGTCGTTGCAGAAGCCGCAAGGCCCGATACAGCGCCAGAAGCTATGGCAATTGAAGTATTGGTGACCGAGGTGATCCGACCGTATGTGTCTACAGCAAACACAGGCACCTGAGATGCAGAGCCATAAGTTGTTGCGGTAACGCCAGAAGCGGCCAAGGCAATCGTGACAGCCGCCGCGCCCGTGTAGCTTGTCCCCGTCAACCCAGTGCCGATGGTCAACGCATTTGGGTTGGCCGCAGTGATTGTTCCAGACGCACCCAATGAAATAGATGTGCCATTCACGGTCACTGCGCTGTTGGTCAAGAATGCATTGCTGAATGTACCAGAGGTAACTTGCGATGCCGCAATTGCAATGGCTGTGTTGCTGGCGCTTGTGATTTGTCCTTGAGCATTGACGGCAATAGTTGGAACAGATGCCGCAATACCGTAAGACCCAGCAGAAACACCAGTGTTGGCTATGTTAAAAGTATAAGTTGGCGATTCATTTAAGCCAGTGCCAGCGGTGTAAGTCAAAGGCGCACCAAACTGCACCCAAACAATTGCCGTGGTTCCGATAATAATTGGAAGCGGAGTTTGCTGAACCCACGATGTATTGGCGTATGCAGTACCAGCCAAGATCAAAACAAAGTCGCCCTGATCAATTTCGTTAGTTCCAGTACCAGTTGTATCGTAGTCAGTAGCGCGAGTCAGAATAAACGGCGTACCTGCCGAGCCTACCTGCGTAACAACATAAATACCGTTTTGCCCACCACTGGCTTGGTTTTTGACCAAAATTCGATTGTTTACCACTGTCAAAACACTATCGACAGTCAACGCGCCATTTGCTGTGGCCGTCAAAGTAGCGCCAACACCAGAAGTGCCATTGTTATAAGTACAAGATGGCAAAGCGGCCGTAGTCGCTAAATTACACGCTTGGTGAAAGTTAATACCAGAGGCAATTGAGTCAGCGTACTCTTTGTTGACAATATCAGTGTTACCAGTGGGTAACGTCGTGATCGTTCCAGTGGTCATCGCCACACTGGTAAACGTACCAGCGGCGGCGGTTGTTGCGCCTATTGTGGTTCCGTTGATCGTCCCGCCAGTTACAGCTACTGCACTTGCGTTCTGCGTAGACATAGTGCCCAAGCCAGAAACTTGCGTGTTGGTAATTGCAATAGGTGTTGCGGCCATTGCGGTCAATTGACCTTGAGCGTTAACAGTCGCAGTCAGCGTATTGCTTGCAGAGCCATATGATGCGGCGGTCACGGCGGTATTTGCAAGATTTATTGTCTGTGCAGTAGCGCCAGTGTATGAGCCAGCAGTAAAACCAGTACCAAAAGTCAATGCATTAGGTGTTGCGGCTGTAATGGTGCCAGAGCCACCCAATGAGATTGATGTCCCATTGATTGTCATTGAACTGTTTGCCAACTGTGCGTTGGTGACTGTGCCAGACAATGCGGTGGTGGGGATTGTTGTAGAGGCTGTCATGGCCGAAGTGCCATTGCCATATACATATCCAGTCAACGAGCTTGCGCCAGTTCCGCCACTTGAAGCATTCAAAACACCAGATAAAGTTACCGCGCCACTTGTCGCCAAAGATGGGGCAAAACCAGTTGATCCCGCGCTGAACGTAGAAACACCGCCAGCCAGCGTGAATGCCTTCCACGATCCAGCGGAATAACCCTCATAACCGGGAGTATCCGTGTTGTATCGGATTTGGCCGTTTGATCCTGCGGGCTGTTGCGCGTTGTTTCCAACTGGCACGGTAATGGAGCCAGTGCCGGGGACTACGGGGTTGTCCGCCAACAAAATTGTTGGGTTGCCAGCTTGGCCGTCACCATTGGTGATGCTGACCTGATTGGCAGTCCCCGTAATTGTGCGAGGGTTAATGCTCGTGCCACTGACCAGCGCCAGCATCCCAGAACCAGACAAGTTTGCCAACGTGGCAGGCAGACCACTCAAAGCCAGCGTTGGGTTACCGCCTGTACCGTTGGCGTTAGAAACGCTCAAACCAGCCCCAGAGACCGCGATAGAGCGCGAGGCTACCGTAGTGGCCGAGTCCTTCACAATAATGCCACCAGCGGCGTTATTGAGGCTCAGAGCCGCACCTGTGAGGCTGACTTGGAAGAACGAGCCTGCACCACCATCACTGATTGACAAACCAGAGCCAGCAGTAACGTATCGGCTGTTAGGCAAAGAAGGCTGTTGCGTTGCCGTTAAAAACGTCTGCGTTTGAGTTGGCTGAACAGCAATTGCGCCCGTGGTGGTTTGAACCGTCACCCCGTTTTGGACGATAGGAACCGCTTCAGCGCCCGTTAAGGCACCAGCGGCTGGGAGTTGGGTAATGACGACTTGTGCTGACATTTATGTACTCGTATTGTCGGGCGGGTTGGGCGCAATCGTGTCTTCGTTGCCGTTATTTGTCGGCGTTTGGGTGTTCCCTTGCGTCGAAATCTGGAATTGGCTCGAACCGTCAAGGCTCTGGCTACCAGTCATCAAATAGTTGTCACCAGCACCGATAGGCGTGTCAGGGCGCGGAAACCGCAGGTTGATACGTTCCGTCTTGCGGGCGGCAAGGCGGTAGGGGTCAAATTGATCCCTGCACCCTTGGTCGCACACCCGCAGGCCGGGGAAGTTGGGGTCTGGCCCCAAAGTCACAAAGGCGCGTTTCATCTTGCATCGGTCACACACGCCGATTGCAAGCGAGGTTAAGCCTGTTGTGTCAAGAAAAATAGGCATTAGGCTGTGTACACCGAAATGTTCGGTGCCCAGTAAATTGGTGAGCGATCACGCTCTTCAGCTTCAGCATCTGCAAGGTACTTGTCAGCCATTTTTTCCAAGTACCCAACGCGATCCATTGCGACCTGTGGCAACTCAAGCGCCATGCGGTGAGCCAGCATCATTTGCACGGCCTCATACCAGCGTTGGGGAATCTCAAGCTCATCGGTGAGCGATCCAACATCTTCAATCTGGCGCGAGTACCAACACACAATCTGCACAAACGCAGTCGATGGAGTAGGCCACACATAGATTGATGGTTCTGGGATTGTGCGGTCGAACCAATATTGGTACGGCTGGTTGGCCGTGAAGTTTTTGTTGGGCAGGTTGGTGTAATCGTCGCGGTTCAAGCCAGACATCTGCACTTCAAGAGAGTTGTTTCCAAAGTACAACTCACGCAAAGAAAGCGTCGAGTTTGCATAGGCGCGAATGCGATAGTACGGGACTGTCTGACCAGCAGTGATGTCAGTCCACACCCAAGTGTTGTTGACAACGGCAATAGAGCCAAGATCGACCAAGGTTTGCCAAGTCGAGTTGTCTTCAGAGTATTCGTAAATGATTGACCAAGTCCCAGTGGCCGCAGGCAAAAAGCCAATTGAGCCAATGTAGATTGGGTTTGATGGGCCAAAGTTGACCGCAATGTTGCCGTTGGCCGATGTTTGGGTGCAAATGGTCTCTGTGTCGCCATCATAGACGTTTGCGACCGTGCCGCCAGCAGAACTGGTGTACGCGCCATTTGGGCGGTTCATCGTGCGATACAGCACGTTCCAGAGGTCAATGGTGCCCTTGGGTAGCTTGTAGATGTAATTGTCTACCTGCGCCCCCAAAACCTTCTTGGTGATCGTCCAAAACTGGATGCCACGGTTGCCAAGGTTGGAGAGAAGGAAATACAGCGACTGGCGGGCCGACAATACCTGCTCAGAGGTCAGTTCCTCGGCAAGTTTTCCACAACGACGAGCGCCGTGATCAATCAATGTCTGCACATTGATGACTGTGGCTCCTACGGTTCCAGAATACGCCATGTCAAGTCCTTACCATCCGGGGCAATCCCACCGCTTGAGCGATGCTTTGGCGCGTGGAGCGTCCCCCTTAGAGTGTTCTACAACCCCGCTCATGCGGGCACAAAAAGAATCCTTACGGGCACCGCCTTGAGGCTGTGGAGCTTTCAAGTGAGAACCAGTCTCCCTATTGTAT